TGTCTATTCATTCTGATGCACGGGACTGGTGTAGGCTTTAGTGTAGAGAGACAGCATATAAGTAAACTACCCGAGATACCTGAGCAGATAGTAGAGGTCGAGGATACTATTGTCGTACAGGATAGTAAGGAGGGATGGCAGTCAGCCTTTAGAAAACTAATTAATTATTTATTTGAAGGTGAGATACCTAACTGGGACTTCTCTAAGGTCAGACCTAAAGGTTCTAGACTTAAGACCTTTGGTGGTAGGGCTAGTGGTCCAGAACCTCTGGTTGATTTATTTAATTTTGCTACTAGTATCTTTCGTAATGCGTCAGGTAGAAAACTAAACTCTTATGAGTGCCACCGCCTGATGTGTAAGATTGCAGAAGTAGTTGTAGTGGGTGGTGTGCGTAGGTCAGCACTTATATCTCTATCCAATCTAACTGATGAGCGTATGCGTAGTGCTAAGACTGGACAGTGGTGGATAGATACACCTGAGATGGCACTAAGTAACAACAGCGTGTGCTACACAGAGAAGCCTGATATGGGCATCTTTATGAAGGAATGGCTATCACTATATGATTCTAAATCAGGTGAGCGTGGTATCTTTAATAGGGAAGCAGCAATTAAACAAGTAGCAACTACAGGAAGGAGGGACACTGAGCACGAGTTTGGTTGTAATCCTTGTAGTGAAATCATACTGAGAGATGGACAGTTCTGTAACTTAACTGAGGTTGTAGTGAGAGCGAAGGATACACAGAAAGATATACTTCGTAAGGTTAGGCTGGCTACCATACTTGGTACGTTCCAAGCATCCCTCACTAACATTAAAAGATTGAGACCTAAGTGGGTACAGAATACAGAGGAGGAGGCACTACTAGGCGTCTCACTCACTGGAATTATGGATAACTCATTTATGAATGGCAGTAATCCTGATAGAGGTTACTATGGTAAGAAGAGCCTACCGGACTTCTTGCTTATACTCAAAAAAGAAATTGTTGATACAAATAAGCACTGGGCTGAATTATTAGGAATTAATCAATCTACTGCCACTACAGCTATCAAACCTAGTGGTACTGTCAGCCAACTGGTAGATTCAGCGTCAGGCATTCACCCTAGACATAGTGATTACTACTTACGCAGGGTTAGAGCAGATGTTAAAGACCCTATCGCTCAACTGATGAAGGATGAAGGTGTACCTTGTGAGCCTGATGTTATGAAGCCCGATAGTGTAGAGGTATTTACATTTCCTATGAAAGCACCAGAGGGTGCGGTCTTAAGAGATGATAGGACAGCAATAGAACAACTCGAATTATGGCTTATGTATCAAGAATACTATTGTGAACACAAGCCTAGCGTAACTATTACTGTTCGTGAACACGAGTGGATGGAAGTTGGTTCTTGGGTTTACAAGAATTTTGATAAGGTTAGTGGTGTTTCATTTTTACCTCACTCAGACCATAGTTATCAACAAGCTCCATATGAAGATTGCACTGAGGAGATTTATCTCGAGGCTCTTGCTAATATGCCTGAGTCTGTTATGTGGGATAGAATAGAAGATTTTGAGCTTACAGACACTACTAGAAGTATGAAAACTATGGCGTGTACTGGTGATGTTTGTGAGATGGTAGATTTAACTGAAGAAGAGAGGGATATAGAATGATAAATACAATATTATTAATTATAGCGTTACAAGTAATTGTTATTACCTTAACAGGCTGTACTATGCTTGAAGAGAAGATGCAACACTTACAATGTCACGCACCTGTTGACTCATCCTTATGTGTGGGTTGGAAAGTTTGAGTTATCAGATATACACCAATAAGGAATGTGAGTTCTTCCCTTGTCATAAGGGTATAAAAGATGAGGAGTTCAACTGTATGTTCTGTTACTGCCCACTCTATTTTATCGAGTGTCCTGTGAATGTGCCATTATTAAGCAATGGATTGAAGGACTGTATGGAATGTACTGCCACACACAGAGGTAAGAAGGCGTGGGTAATAGTGAGAAAATATTTAGATAAACATTGGGAGAAGTGTAGTGAAATTACTTAGATTTATTTTATATACAATTTATTTTTTATTAGCAGTTACCTGTACTAGTTCTTTAGTCTATGTAGTTATGTGGCTAGAAGCACTGAGGAAAGGGTGGCTCGTATGAGAGTAAGTTTAGTACGCAAACTTTGGAAAGAGAAGGTGCAGATACCTGCTCTACAGAAACAAGTAGACGAAACACTGAGGCAGATAGATGTTAAACTTAATAATAATAGAGGAGTAAAAGTTATGGATGGATACAAAAACTATATCAATATGGTTTTAAAAAATAGGTCACTTACTGTGTTCTTAGCTGTTGTTGTAGTGGCTATGTTCTTTGGTTGGATTGGTGGTTAATAAACAAGCATCAACTAAACATACTTGGGGTCTCGTCCGAATGGATGGGACTTCCAAACTACAATGGGAGCTTAAAAAGAATAGAAAAGCTGTCACCGGTGACAACATTAGTCCTAGACTGTGGAAGTCAGATTGGCGTAAATAAGCTGTTTTTAACCCTACCCTAGGTATGGGTGACATAGAGAAGTCCTCGAGAATCGAATCCTCGGGACACAATATTTTAATAATTAAGGAAATTACCTATGATATATGAATATAAGTGTAAAGATTGTGATTTAGTCTTTACTGATATGCGTAAGATAGCAGATAGGGATAAGCCTATAGAATGTTATTCTTGTGGTGGTGAGGGTAAGTTTATGGTAAGTACCCCAGTATTTCAGAGCAACAACGGTAAAGGTTGGGCGAAGAAGGGAGAGTGGAAATGAATGAGAAGAAATTAATCAAGCTGTTAAACTCAAGCAATCAGTATAACTTTGTTGCTATGGATGATAAGTTTTCTAGGTATGATGCTTTCGATACAAAGAATGGGATTATGCTAGAGATTAAATGTCGTAATAAACATTATGATGATACTCTTCTAGAAAGGATAAAATTTGATTGGAATAAGAAGTATGCTCGAGATAACAATTTAGAGTTTATGTATGCTGTCAGTATGCCATACAAAAAGGGACATAAGGTTTATTTATTTGACCCTATCGTTATGGAAGATGAAGACGAGTATGACTTCAAATGGCACACTAGGAAACTACCAGCTCAAACAGAGTTCGCTAGAAATGAGTGGATAGATAAGGAGGTTGGTTATTTGAATGTTAAGGATGCACTAGCGGTTCTTATTGAGAAGACGACCCACTAAACACTCCTGCACCGAGAGTTTGATATTGTCTTCCTGTTTCAAGGAGTGCGTCTGAGCGTGTTGCTTTTGCGTCTATAAGTTGGGCTAAGTGCTCATCCCATCTTTTATTATCTAATTTCTTATCCATTGCTATTCTATTTTTTTCGAAGAGGGTGGGTTTAGCACCACTGCCCTCTGCTCTCTTAAAGTTCTTTATCTTGCCTGTTACTGGAGTAGTCATAGTAATAACCCTCTTAGATAAACTACTTTCTATCATTGTCCCAACAACCGGAATCTTCTCTAGAAAGTTATGCTCATCACTGACTGCTGCAATAAACTTACCATTAGGCTTAATACCAAAAGCAATATTGACACCTCCTTCAGTGATAGACGTACCTTTCATTGAGAAATTACTCCACACTTGTCCTGTTGTTTTATCTGGAGTGAAAGCTTTACCTGTAACTTTAGTGAGATATTCGGCTAGTTCGTCTAAATTATAGTTAGATAATTGTACTGAGTTCTTGTCAAATAGATTTGCTATTTTAGTAATATCAGGAGACTTTGTTTTCATATCATTAATATGACTTCCTCCTTTAGTGCCGGAAGGTCTCTTTATAAGAACTAGAGTGTTTGGGTCATCGGATGCTCTTATACCCTTTCTATTAGTCCACACTCCACCCATAATACTCTCTAGCATATTGGCTTCATCCTTGCTAATTCCACTACCACCTTTAACTCTTAATTTAGACGCTTTATGATAATCGCCTTCCTTATATGGTGTGTATCCTTTATATTGCACTCTACCCATAAAGGTATCTAGAAGTTTTGAATCCCCTGTTTTACCTGCTTGTTGGACAATGTGGGCATTATAGATAGCCCTATGAATAACTTCTATCTCTTTGTTTGATTTGTTTGATAAGAAGGCACTCTCTAACATATTCTTATTTATACCGTGACTTCTATATAGAGCCCTAGCTTCTGGACTTAATGTGTTCCATATCATATTAGAAAAACCAGACTTAGCTGTTTTAGCAAAACCCAACCCTTTCTTAAAAGCCCCATACGCGTCAGCTTTCTTCACTCCCCATAGAGTATCATCACCATAAGCCTTCATCTTTTCTAAGGTCTTCGCAGTAGGCGTATAATATTCTTGAATGTAGTTTGGGAATGAAGATATGAGGGAACCTTTCATAGCGTTCTTATCTACATTAGCTCCCATTGCTTTAGCCGTCTTGACAGCTTTAGTCCCTTTAGAAAAGAGACCGAGACCTACTACATTTAAAGGGTCAGCAAGTAGGTTTGCAGCACCAAATCCTACATACTTTAATCTATCAAGATTATCTCTCTCGTAATATCCTTTCTTTGCAAGTTCTCTATCGTGCATCTGCTCGAAATCATAATCCTCTTCTTGATTCCAGCCACGCTTGAGACCCTCTGTACCGTCAACAAATAAACCTTGAAGAGCATTAGATGGTCGGTCTATGTTCTTAAATGCTTCTCCCAAAGCAGCTTTACTGAAAAGTCCAGACAAGCCTATCATTTTAGAAACTTCTTAAAGACATCAGTAAACATCCCTTGTCCTACTCCCTTGTACATATCCGCAGGTTCTGTGTGTGTGAATAGACCCTTCTTGTTCGCTTGTTCAGGTGTAAGATATGCTCCCGCTATATCAGCGCCTATATCATCCCAAGAGAATCCAGTTTTAGAGCCTGTAACACCTAGCCAATCCGCTACTTCCTTACCTAGAGGTTTGTACATACGCTGAAAAGAGTTCATAGTATTGACTTCAGCATAGTGCTTCAGCAAATCCTTATCTATATCAGGGAACTGCTCTAATAATTTATTATATAATTCTAAGGCTTCTGGACTCATCTAATGACCCTCTACCAAATATAACCAGCTTTAACTTCCTCTATCTTCCTCTTAACAGGGTCTTCATACTTTTCCCATATTTCATCTAGACTGCCCATAGCATATCCAGTACCTGTCATTCCCCATAGAGTATTTTGGATGCTCTCAATTTCAGTTCTAGAGTATCCTTTCTGCTTCAACCAAGCTTTAGTTCCAGTATCTAATGTTCCACCCTTCCTCTGGTAAGCTTTAATCATAGCGTTCTGAAAGAAAGGAGCATCTACGAGCTTATTGACCACACTAATTCCTGATAGAGCACCTACTATTGGTCCTGCTTGTCTCAATTGTTGTGAAGCAGCACCTTTAGTTAAGTCTGTTCCTATATTAGAACCAACTCTAGCAATAGCCATATTCATAACAACACTACTAGAGCCACCTTTCTTTTCAGGAAGTTTTCTGGATAGATTCATTAGAGATGTCCAAAATGCCTTATCTTCTGGATATATAGTTTTCAGAGTTTTTAATCCCTGCTTGTCATTTATTAGTGTGACTAAGTTTTTATAGTCACCATTCTGACCTCTTAAAAAACCACCTACAGCTTTTTGAATATTCTGGTGTAGATTGATAGCAGTTTGTTCCTGACCAGTCCCTTTAAAGGCACTAGAGTTGAGTGCTTTCTGGAATGACCTTAAATGATGCCAAGAGAAATCACCCAGAACCATACCTTTTATTAATTTTCCTGCTTCTTCCGGACTCTTAGAAGCTAAAAGAATTTTCTTTCCTATAGGTGTTTTTAGTAAATCTTTAAACTCACCATAATTGTCTTTCAGTAATTTATATTGCTTTCCGTGCCCTTGATTATATGCTGCAATCTCTTCCATATTTTGAAGCTCTTTTCTAAAACCATATAGAGTCTGTCTGCTGGAATCAGATACCGGTTTCTTTCCAGCCATCTTACTAGGATTAGCTGTATGGTATAATACTGATTTTAGTTCTCTAAGTGCTTCTATGGGTGTTATAGTCTTTGCAGCTAATTTTTCCATAGTCTGTACAGCTTCTTTAGGTACTTCCATACCCACAGTTTTCTTCCACCTCTGAAATACATTTAATACTCCAACAGGGTTTATGTTGTTTAGAGGGATAGCATCAAACGCATCATTATAATATTGATGAGTCTTCTGTATACCAGCTTCTAAATTACCTTGAAAATTAAGAGCACCTACATCTTTATCAGCACCATACTTTCCTGTAACCTGACCCGCTTTACGAGTCATTCCTCTAGCAGCAGCAGTTGCACTATAGCCACCAGAAAGTTTCTGAGCGAGTGTACTAGCCCCTTGTAGCATATGTGTAGATGCTCGTCCTGCTTTACCTGCAGCCCATCCAATAGGCTTACCTGCTAAACCTGCTCCTCCACCAATAACAGCTGATTGAGCTGTCTGTCCTATATCATATTCATCTCTAAGACCTAAACCTATTTCCATATGTTGTCTTTCGACATCCGCAGTCATTCCATATAATGCGCCAGTACCAACTACCTTTGTTTTAGACGATAGAGCATTTGTAAGAACACCTCTAGCAGTATTCTTAGCCAATGTACTTTTAGCAATATTAGCTGCTGTACCTATTCCTAGAGAAGCACCTACATCAATACCTACTCCCGTAGCAACACCCTTAAACTGCTCTTTAAAATCTCTAGAATAATCACCAGTAGGGGATGTATTTATGTAAGTCTGCCATCGGATTGAATTATTCTTCTTTGTCTCTTCATCCATCTCAGCATAGGCATCATAGACACCCTTACCAGCAACAAGTAGAGAACCATCAATAAGATTCCAATGCTCAAAGTCTTTCTCTATGAGGTCAGTAATATTACCATTAAATTGTTCACCGTGAGCTCTAAAGTAACTGTTTGTTAATGACTTAGTATATCTCTTATTATTTCTTAATTCTTGAAACTCATACTGTAAGTCACCTTCTAATATTCCCTGAAAGGCTCTAAATTTTTCTACATCACCATTATTATAAGCATTAATCATACGACCCCGAATTTCTCTTCGGTACTTCTCTCTCGTATCAAAAATTTCTTGAGTAGTCTTCTCAGCCATATTAGTCCTCTATTGTGCTGCGTTTAAGGAATTAATTAGTTCGTCATCGGATAATTGTGAGAGGTCATCCACATCTACCTGTAATTGTTCTTGAGTCTCATCTGAAGTAAGAGTTTTAAGTGTAGCTTCTATTTCAACATCTGTAGGTAAGTGTAAGATGTTCTCAGGCTTATTAGCCCACTCTAGAAGATGTGCTGACCACTCTTCCAATAGAGGAACTTTACCTTGAGCTCTCTGTTCTTTAACCCATCTGTTCTGTTCTGCTGCCTTCTTCTGTCTAAAAGTAGCATATGCTTGAGCTGTCTGGAGCATTAATCTGTTACCTGCTTCAGTTCTATCCAGTCCCGGAGCGGAAGCTCTAAATGCTTCAAACTCTCTATCTGATACAGCACCTTTAGTCTGACTGATATACTTAAGAGCCTGTTCCATACCACCGGCAGCAAATAACTCCATCTGACCTGCATTTTCAGTTGCGGAGGCAATGCCCATTGTAGCGCCTATTTTATTTGCAAGTAGAACTGTTTCAGCGTTCCAACCAGTATATATCTGAGGGAGTATCTCTAATAATTGTTCAAATCTTCCACCATCTTCTAGAGATTTAGCACCTTCTTCTTGAACTAATACCATATCATCAACAAGAGCTTCTGCTGAACCACCTTCCCAGACATCTTGTCTCTTATAATCTTTTACTAATTCGTATGCGTTCTTCCTACAATCAGCATCATTATCTAAATCACAACCTAGTATTAATGCTGCGGTGTTTAAAGATTTTCTAAATGTTCCGGGGTCATTAGAAGTAGCAGCTAATCTTGCCGAAGCCTGATTTTGTTCTAACATAGGCATTACTTGCTTTTGAAACTCTGCTGCTGACTGTGGGTCAATCTGCATAATTTTATTAAAAGTATCCGACACAGACTGAGAACTAGTTAAATCTACACCCTTCATAGCATTTAATACTTGATTCTCTTTAGAAGTAAAGCCTCTACCTTCCATATAAGGGTCTATCATACCTGTGCCTATACCTCTAGCAACTCCTCGATACATATCACCGAGTGTCTCTGGTGCATTACCCATTCCTTGTCCGTCAAATAATCCCATTACTTATCTCCTAAATTTACCATACTGACCCCATATAACCAGTAGGTTTGCCGGTATATTCTGATTGCATTGCTAATTGTCTATAAGGGTCTTGATTAGAATATCCCATCATATGTTGACCTAAAGCATAAGGTAGTTGTGCCTGTGCCAAACCTGTTGACTGCCGTGCATTCATCAATTGAGTACCACCAAGATTGTATGCGTCAGCTGCTCTGCTTCCCATTCCTGTTCCTATGTTAGCTAAGTTCTGACCTATAGAGCCATATCCTTGCATCATTCGTTGAGCATTATTAGAACGATTTATATAACTATCAATATCATTCTGTACTGCAGCTCTATTAGATTCTAAAATACTATAATCTTCCAAAGCATTTCCAGTATCAAAGTCACTAATAGCGTCTGCTCCAAAAGAAGATGTAAGAAGACCCTTCCTATTTAGTGTACCTAATAAATCTTGTCCTAACTTATTTCTTTTATCAGTCATAAAGCCTATAGACTTACTAGCTCTCGCTTGTGCTGCAGCCTCAGGGTCTTTCAGATAATCTTCAATAAGTGCTCTCTGTCTATAAGCATCTTGAAGATTAGCTCCAAAGAGCCCCATCATAGGAGCAGAAGGTGATATCTCATATTGCTGTTTCGCATCATTCCAATAAGCAACACCTGTTGGGTCTATTACAGTCTTAGGTTTTGCTGCTTCAGTTATACCTTCATTAAAATCTGAAGCTGCCTCCGTTTGTGCATCAGCTGCTTTGTTAGAACCAAACCACTGCAATCCTAATGCTATTAAGCTTATTGGGTCCATTATTCTATCTCCTTAGTTCTATTTATCTTATAATCCATATCTACTCTCATTATGCAAAAATATTCCGAATGTCTCTGCGTACTGCAAAATTATTGTTACGTTGTTTTGTACTATAGCCTCCTGCTGGAGCAGAAGGTCTAGCTGCTGGCGTAGATGCTCTGGCTACTGGTCCTGTTTCATACCTGTCATTCATACGCTTTTGAGCTGCTGCTGCTTGCCTTTCTTTTTCTGCTGCTGCTGCTTTAGCTCTAGCTTGTGCTTCAGCTTGTGCTTTAGCTCTAGCTTGTGCTTCAGCTTGTGCTTTAGCTTGTGCTGCTTGTACCCTCTGAGCCTCTAAAGCTGCTTGTCGTATTCTATTTTGTTCCGCTTCATAAGCTTCAGCTTCTGCCTTGCTTTTAGCTGCTGCAGCTTCTAATTCTAATTGATTATTATCTTTATTTCTTTTATGTATTTTAAACCAATCTTTCAATCCCGGAGTAGTTTCTAGGTCCTGAAGTGTATATCCCATAGATTGGAAATCACCATATTCTTCCACCGCTGCTTTTAAATTATTTGAATAAGCGTCTTTATTATTACCACTAAATATATTTAATTCCTCATCTGAAACAGGTTGAGTCATACCATCCACTGTCTTACCATAAGGACTTATCTGAGAGAAAGGAACTTGGTCCATACTTAGCATACCATCATCCACTAATTTTCTAATAAATGGGTCATTATCAATAGTCTGCTGTCTGAGATTCTTCTTAATCTGTTCTGATTCCCATCTAGCATTTATCTTACCATCCGTTAATGCGTATCTTCTCTGTTCTGCCTCATCTCTCAATAGCTGTTCTTCGGGACTGAATGGTCCAGACATTATAAGTTGGTCATTATTGACTACATTATCATTAACTACTCCAACCATATTTTGAGGACCATAAGGAATTGTATTTGGTCCGAATGGTAGATTATTTCCCGCTTTTAACATAGGAGGAATAAGTAATCCTCTGTTAATTATATCTGCATTAGTTGCATTAGCAGGTTTAAACCTAGAGTCTGCTGAATAATCTGATATAAAAGGCACATCAGAATTTTTTGGTGTAAATATATTCTTATTAATATTAGATTCAGCCGTCGGTTGAATAATGCCACCACCGGCTGGGTTTATCTCGCCCCCATAATGAGGACCTCTCCCTGAGAAATAATTTCCGAAGAAAATATTCCTTCTATTCCTCAAGTCTAAATCTTGTTGTTTTAACATCAAATCTTGTGCTGCCTTTTCTTCTGGAGACATAACCTGAGTTTCAATTATAGTACCGTCATTAGTTGTCAGAGTACCATCATCTTTTACTGTAACATCATTACCGCCTTGGTCATTAGCAGTTACATTAAACATCTGTTTTTGTTTAAAATAATTTTGTATATTATTTCCCATATTAGACCAAGCACCGAGCTTATCTCTATCACCCATAATAGTATTATCACCTACCTTACGTCCGGGATAATCTAAATCTGACTGACCTTCCTGTTTACCCTTACCAGCCCAATAACCTGTACCAGCTCTCCAGTGCATATGGTCTTTTCTATAGGCTGCTTGTGAATCTCCCGCAGCAAACGCCTTTTCTGCATTATCATATAGACCAAAATACTTTATAGTCTCATCATAAGTTAGGTCTTTACCGTTAGGTCCCGTGCCTTGTGGTCTGCGTATTGCAGACGGGTCAGATTGTGCTGGTGTATTATTTGGTATATTATTAGGGAGGGAGTTATTAATAATAGAATTGTTAGTATTATAATTCATCCACCAAGGTACTGCGTCTGTACTACCTCCATACTGTGTTCCATACTGAGATGGATAATCTACCTGTCCGAACTGATATGGATTATAGAATCCACCACCCTGAGCCTGATATGGATTATTGCCCCACAGACCAGTAGATTGTTTTTGATAATAGGCGGGTGCTCCCCAAACTGAGTTTTGTACACCTAGATTATTAGTCTTATTACCCCCAACCATCTGCCAATCGCTGTTTGGTGGTTGATAGCCTGTACTTGGAGCGTTCCAAGTTTCACCTGTAACTGTATTAGTCCAAGGAGTTATTGCTCTACCACCACCACCACCAGTAAAACCATACGGATTGTTTGAAGTGTCGTTACCTCCATAAGGAGAGTTAAACATATTTCCTAAATTCCAATCTGTATTAAACCAAGTCATCGGTTATATATCCTTTAAGTTAAGTTCTGTGCTATATTACAGTACATCTTAGTGCCATCTGAGACACACCTAATTAAATCTACCTTACCATTCCCTGAAGTTATAGTAGGGTTATTACCACCTATAAAAGAGAAATCACTACTGAAAGTAATATCATAAGCTCCTGTATTCTTAACTAAGAAAGTAGCCTCTACACCTGATGTCATATTAGAGACATTAAGCGTATGGTTTCCTTGTACACTAACTATAAATACATTAGAGTTAAGTAAATTAGCTGTCTGAGTGGATGCCAATGTTACTGTCTCAGAAGCCGTAGGATGAGCTTTAGTGAATGTTTGTGGTGTAGCTAGGGTAACTATCTCCTCACCATCAATCGTGCCTGTAGTAGCCGTTAGTGCATTACAGGTAAAATTTTCTGAAGCATCTCCATTCGTGTCTGCCTTAGAATTAACAGCAGTACGTATCGCAGAAAACTCCGTATTGAAGTCTGCTCCACTAACTACTTTTCCAGCATCTGTATCTGCTAAGGCATCTTTTCCAGACCAGCCTACTGCTATTGTATAATTGCTCATAATGTTTTACCTTGTTTAAATAATAATGATAATGATTGTAGTGACGCTTTATAGCCTTTTGTTACTCCATCCCACTCTAGTCGTATATATTTAGCTGTTCCTGATAGTGGGACTGAATGCTCTTTCCAACCGTGTATTGGAGCATACTTAGATGAAGCCGGATGTATCGTCGAACTATGTGTATGTGTAGTTGTAATCGCTCCATATAAAGCGTCAGATGCTCCCCAGTATGTAGGGTCCCCACTTAACGCAGGATTTAGTTTAAAGGTTGGTGAAATTTTAGGTTCAACTTCAAAATCCTTATATAACCTAACACCTACATCTGTACCCTGACCACCTGCTACAACCATAATTAATCTCTTCAATATGGAAGCTTGAACCCCCTGTCCTAAATCTAGCCAGACCGTAGCAAAAGAACTCGTATAATTATTATAAGTATATGCACTAGAACCACTATAATCTACATCATAATAACCCTCATAAGTAGCCACTCTCCCTGACTGTTGACCTACTAATAGACCATAAGTAGAAGTATAAGCCATACTTGCAGGCTCTCTATCATCTGTAAAGACCCACTTAGTTATTCTCGGCGTTTCTTTTTCTGTTTTATATGTAGTATCAAAGACATAAGTAACATTTCTGTCAACAAAAGATATTATGTATAAACCCTCATTCTGCATAAACACTGATTTAACATTCTTACTCGCAGCAATATTAGCTATTAATTCATCTTTAATAGTTATAGATTTCTCTGTAAGAGGTAACTTATCTAACTGTGTAGTCCTAAATAGAGACCTAACACCAGTATCAGATAAGAAATATAAGTCATCACCAACAGATTGAATTGAATCTCTGGATACACATCCGATTCCTGTAATAACTTCATCTAAAGTTATATTTGATATATCGTCAGGATTATCATATAAGGCTATATTTTTCTCGCCAAATATTACTAGCTTTCCTGCAAAAGAGTGTATAGCTACTATTTTATCTTGTCCCCATACAGATTTTAAATCTATATAACCACCCGTATCTGCGGTAGACCATTTACTAGCATCTATTAACTTAGAATAATATAGAACATCATTCTCTTCAGTTATTCCTCCAGCCCACATCCTACCATAGAAACCTAACATACAACTAGGGTCAAATGTAGTAACTCCGGGCGGTGCTGAATAGCCTGAAACATCCTTTAACTTCGCCCAACTACCAGAACTATAATTTAAAGGGTCCTCATCATACTGACAAGCAAATAATTCAGAATTAAAGTTTTCAAACTGCCAGTCAGAACCAGAAGCTCCTGTAGCAAAAACATTTATCCACGCATTATCTTTATCTGTTAAATCAACTTCATACATATTAGTGCTAGTAGCACCAAATATTTTGTAAGCTGAACCGGTGTGGTGTTCTACTAAAGCTCCCACTTTAGCACCACCAGTAAGAGTCTTTTGTTTTAAACCTTTACGAAACGCAACTTTACCACCTTCTGTATATACAATATTATCTGCTTTAGTAAACCAATTAGGACCTAAAGCCGTAGCTGTGGTTTGTGTATCTATTCCATCTATACCAATAGTATCTAAAGGTATAGCATTTATCTGTTTAGACTCTAGCCCCATATTATACTCTCACCCAATCTCTCTCATATTCCATATTTCCAGCATCTAGCTGTATACATAAATTTAAAGAGTCTCTAGCTTCTGCAGCAACAGCACTAGAAATACTACCACCGTCCTCTCCTCTCTCACTAATAGCTCGAGCCCAAGCTCCAAGAATTACTGGTTGTGAAGGAACTCTAAGCACCTGAGCTGCTGTTGTTAGTTCTTTCTGAGCACCAACTATATTTACTGAAATAGTCTGTTCAGAATTGGGTACAGGATAAAAATCAATATTAAAGTCAGGTTCTCTATCTACTCCAGCTTGAGATATACCATTAAAGGCATAATAAGTAGGAAGACCACTAGAAGCCTGTGCCAGTGGGAATACTTGTTCATTAATCCAATCATTTGTTACTTGTGATAAGACTTGACCAGTATCTTGACATATGACATCTAGGACTTTAAAGGATACACCTGCCCCTCTCAGAGCATCTCCTAAAGTATACTGCATATTTCCTGATTGTGTTTTAACATTAAATGACTCTCTAAGAGCGTTCCAGTCGTGGTAAGACTCTACATTCTTTTTAGAATCATTAACAAGCTCACCTATTAACTTCTGATAATCTGATACGGATACAGAGTCATATAAGTCACCAGACCAATCAGAATCTATAGTATCTTCTCTAAGCCTTCTTAAAACGCTATTAATAATTTCTCTATATGTCATCTATTTTCCTTTTGCTAATTGTGCTCCGAAGTAGAACTCTATAATCATTGTAGCCCATTGAAAGACTTCATCAAATTTAAGTACCGCACCTGCTTGTACAGTTACATATTCAATTGTGTCTGGTGTAAGTTCAAAGCCTAGTAAACTTGCTCCTTCTATAACTGTAGGTATTACTGTAGGTACATTAAAGAATACTGGAGCTACTTGAGTAAATATAATTAAAGCTAGTATTACAAATATAAT